CCTTGACCGATGGCGTAAGAGCCTTCTGCCAGCGCAAAAGTTGCCATGGTAGGCCACGAAGTAGTATCCGTGACATCAACCAGGTTGATTACCTGTGAGTTAGTCCCACGCAGCGCATACATGCCTTTGCGAGTTGTACTTGTGCCATCCGTACCAAGCAATAAGGTATCGGTGATCGTAGTAGCGCCGTCAGTGCCGCCTGTCAGCGTGTACGTCTGAGTGACGTTTGGCAAAGCAGTACTGGTGCCAATGGTCGCTACAGACAACTGGCTTGCCCCACGCACGCTGGTTTGCCCATTGTTAACCGCGCTGACAAGATTCGCCCAGAATGTCGCACCTGTACCGGCGATGTTGTCGAATACCTCAGGGCTTTGTCCAGGCAGGTTAATCGTCAGTTTAAACGTGTTGTTCGCGGTACCGGCCGTAATCGCTGCCTGCATAGTGTTGCCGCGAGTGCCGGTATAAATTGCAGTGAGTGTTGCGCCAGTTGCTGGAGTGGTGGCTACGTCTTTCAGCGCAATACTTGCTGCCACGTCAGTGCCGTCAGTGATGCGAACGCAATTTAGGTTCGTCGCGCCCAACTGCAGAGAGATGGCAACTGCAGTTGATAGGTCATATTTCCGCACCTGTTGAGCGCCGAGGTATTGAGCCTGATCGTTAACTGAACCGATGAGATATGCGCTATTCACAGGCCCCCAACTGCCAATCCCGACAATGCCGAGATCATCAGTGGCAACGCCGTTGATATAGCGAGTTTTCGGCGCAACAATCTGAACATACAAATCAGGAGCAGTGAGCGCCGTGGTATTTAAACTGCCTGACTGATAAATCGGCATGTTTTTACTCCAATAAAAAACCCGCTCAAGGCGGGTTCTGATGTGAATTTAGGGAGAGGAATTAAGCGGCGCGTTTAATCACGTAAACAGCCAGTTCACCGGCAAGGATTTCTTTGATCTCCGCAACGTCGGTGATTTCGTCGCCCACCTGGTAATCGCCGAAAGCGTGGCGAGTAACGAGGATGAAGCCGAGACTGGCCGGTGCGGGTGAAGTAGTAGTGGTTGTTACAGGCGTGACTGGTCCTGACGCGCTAACGTCATCGGTATCTGCCATGGATTGCTCCTGATTTAGATGTTTTTGATTGAGGTGTTTATGGTCATGACAGGCGCGACAACTTGCGGTGCCGAGATGGTTTGAGTGGTTGCATAATTTACGGTGTAAACGAGGTCACGACGGTAAACGAGGTAGTTTTCTGAAGCGTCTGTGTTGAGTGTTCTTGAATAAACCATGAATGCCGGCGCGCCATCAGAGAATGACAGTGCGCTATTTTCAGACAATGCCGAGTCAAGAGCGCCTCCGATAGTGTCACGCAGCGCCGGGGTTGGTGCCCATATGGTGACTTGAAAGTCTTTTGCCTGTCTGCGCAGCTCTCTCGCCGCACTACCTATCCCACCAGTTCTTGCGGAGATGGATTTTGCATTGGGAATAGAAATCACAGGCCCGGCATTGCTTGCACCTGGTATTTGCGAGGCCATAGCAGTTGCGATCGTCGTTAACGTGTCACTTGATTGCACTGAATAATGATACCCAACACTATCAATCAAAAAATACACGTTTTGAGGCGTCGTTATTGAGCCTGAGAGGGTTACTAGCGAGCCGTTTACCGTAGCATGTGTGGTTGGATTGCCAGCATTAACAACTCGGTATGGGCGGCCCAATTGCGTGGGAATTTTACGTTCCGTAGGCAGTGGGTAGACAGATATATGCACCCCGCCGCTGGCAATATCAGATTGAAGCTTGTTAGGCACTGGCCAGCCAGGGTAAACCTTAACGATTGAACTGGTGATGCTGGGTGCCGATGTGCCATGTGGATAGACGATAGCGGCAGTCATTCCCACAATCACATTAAGCACATCAGATAAGTCAGCCATCGCATAGCTCCCAATCATCTGCAGTAGCATCATCAAATGAAAAGGCATACAAAAATCCGCTACCATTACATTTTATGTAATATCGCCCATCAGACGAGGTCATTAAGCATGCATGGCTTCCCCATGCCGCACGGCGAACGAAACCACCTAAGCGGATATAATTTGATAGTCCATTGTTGAATTTCATATCACACCAAAGCCTGCATGGCAGTTGCGCGCCAGCCCATATCAGTAAGCTCTGCGCTGGAAATGACATAACGCCGACCAATTTCGTCGGTAACGATGTCGCTTGTTCGTAGGATGATGTCGCCATATGCCGGGAACAGCAGGAGATACCACGGTGTTTTAGCATCTGCAGGAAGACCAACAGGTGATTTCTCACCCTTGGTGCCGTTGAGAATGCTGGCGGGCCATCCGGTCATCAGCGCAACTTCATTCGCTGCAGTTGTGCCGCCGTAACCGATCACTCCCCCAGAATCTTCCTGGCTGGTTCTAAGCACCGAAATAGTTCGGTTGCACTGCACGCAGTAAATCGGCAGCGTGGTTTGCATTGCGGCCACAAAAAACACGCCATCTTCAGCAGAAGAAAGAAAATCTCCGACCTCGAACTGCCTGGCATCAAACACACCGATCCACGTCGCCTGCCCGTATTTGTTCGGCATGTTGTAATTGAAATTGGTAGTGAATGAAGCGTTTAATGATTGCAACGGCGTGGTTTGCAATGGATTGAATGCGCTGGTAGCACGATATTGCTGCGAGACGTAGCCAATACGCTGCGCTGCCTTACCGTAGCCGATATAGACTTTATCTCTCAGCTTTGCTGCATCCATATCACCCCCTTACCAGTCGCGTTCCGCCACAGCCAAGATTAGGCCCCGGCGTCGCCCCGAGGAATTCACACATTTGCCGCCGCCAGAGATTGAACAACTTCATCCGATCGTTGACTTCGTTTTTGTTGTGGTACCACACGGCAGCCTGGTCTGTGTCGAGGTTGTCGCTCGAATCAGTCACTGCGGTTTCGAGAAGGCTGATTTTTGCGAGGTAGGTATTAATCAGAACGCTTTCCTCACTGGCGCTGAGAGAGGTTAATCTCTGATACAGGGACATCGTTACCATTCCAAACTTCACGTATACCAAATCCTGATTGACAGTGATGGGCATCGTGGTGCCGCTAAGTTGGTATCCCATATAACGACGAACGTCAGTCATTTGAGCGTCTGTTAATGCCATGTCACTCGCCCTCAGTTGTTGCGTCAGAACCCTTATTTTTGGCCTTTTTCTTACCAGCATCCTCATCAAACAACGTGTGTTCTTCGGTCAGGTCTGACTTGTTGATAATCACGTAACCAAGCTGATTTTGGTCAGTGACATCAGTTGTTATTTTTACGGTTTCGATTTCCATCTTTCCCCCTAAGATGAGGAGGGCCATTGCGGCCCTCCTGTTACTTCGATTAACCCAGCAGCATGGCGATGTGGTTCGATTTGATAGCCTGGCAACCCCACGCAAGGCGTACGTGGTAAACCAACTGCATGTACTGGCGGTACACGGCGATATCAAACACGATGCCTGACACCGGGTCAGTTACCTGAATGACGTCTTCCGCCATGTCCATTGCGCGACCATCGGGGCCGATAGGCATTTGCGGTGAGCGCGTGATCAGCTGAATCGCGCTTGAGCTGAAAGACAGGTTAGGCGTAGCGGTAGCGCCAAGGGTGACAGCGGTCGCAGCAGCAGGGATTGCTTGCAGCAAGCCAGGCGCAGCCAAGGTGATTACACCCGGTGCGGCAACACCAGCGGCAACGACATATTTGTTGGCATCACCAGCAAACGTCACGGTACCACCGGCCAACACGGTGCCGGTACCGGTGATAAGTGTGATTGCCGTTGCGCCGATGGCGTAACCAGTGGTATCGGTGGTATAGCTTGCGCCGGTACCTTTTGCCACCGCGGTCACCGCGTTGGAGTTGCGGATCATCTGGCCTTCCAGCGCACCAATAACGCCACGGCGCAACAGGTCTTCGGTACCGGATTCGTTCACTTTGAACAGAACGTTTTGCTTACCGCGCAGGTTAGCAATAGCGCTTGAGCCGAGAACGAGGTTCAGATCAGACTGAGGAGCACCGTTATCGTCCAAAATTTTACGGACCTGAGCGATATCAGACAGATCACCAGCCACACCGAACGGGGCGGTTGCCGGGGTGCCATAGGCGCGTGAAGCACCGAGATAGGCAGCGTTAAACAGGTCAGTTTCAACCTGGTTAGACAGGGTACGGAATGCCTGAGAGAACTGATTCATCAGCAGGCCGCCGTAGGTGCCAGCGTTATTCATGCCGCGCTGTTCTTCACCGTTCCAGCGGATCGGATAGTGCTTCGATTTGCTGATGGTCATGGTGACGTTGCCGATTGTCTGATCACCAGTGTTTGGCGCAGTTACGCCAGGGGTGTTATCAGCCAGAGCAGCTTGTGGTGCGATTGGGATCATGATTGTTTCATTCAACGCAGCGCGGGCAGCGCTTGAGTTGCGTGACACAGCAGGAATGAACCCGATTTGTTCGCGAGAAACAACATCCAGCGCTTCGTAAATAGTCGGGATGAGACCCGTCAATGTGTTTGCCATGAGGCATATCTCCAGATTTATTTAAATGAGTGAATTTTTCTTTGCGTCGAGCCATCCAGCCCATTCGCGGTGCCCCATCCGGGGATATTTCCAAATAAAAAAAGCCAAGTTTTTAGGCTTGGCTTTGGCACTAGTTACGGCTGGTGTTAATCAACGATGGTGACTTCGCCTTTTTGGGCGGATTTCGCCATCGCTAGTTGATCTGTTTGTGACAGGCTGTCGAACTGGGAACGGGTAACTGTACGTTTACCACCTTGTGAACCACCGCCCTGGGCGCCACTACCTGATGCCCCGGTACCTTTTAAAATATGGTCTTTGTGCGGATAGGCATCTACGAGGATTTCTAGCGCCTCATCGAACCCAGCCAGTTCACCGGGGGATGACCGGCTATAGATTTTGTTGCCAGAGCTGTCTTTCGCAACAACCTTCCCATCTTCCAGGGTAAAGGCGCTGCCGAACTTGGCTTGCACCAGATCTGCGGGAATCGCGAACTTGTCACCGATGAGCTTTGAGCGGGTGAATGCGCCGCCAACTTTCTCACTGTGCAATTCAGCTTCGAGACGTTCTGACTTTTCAACATAAGGCTGATAC